TTAAGAGGGTTTAATGTAATAGCATGTTGCAGATAGTCCGGGGCAAGGTGTGCATAGACCATTGTTTGGATTATGCTGGCGTGCCCTAATATCTGTTGTAATGCAATTATATTCCCTCCATTTCATCATGAAGTGGCTGGCAAAAGTGTGTCTGAGGACATGAGTTGCTTGTCCTTTAGGTAAGTCGGGCTTTACTACATGTAAGATCTTACAGAAATTTATGTAGTCAACATTGAACAGCTTGCCCATTTTCTTTTTACCACGGATTTCTTTCTCTAATTTGTCAGAAATGGGAACGATGCGTTGATCTCCATTTTTGGTATTTAGAAAAATTACACGGCCTTTTAATACCTGTTGAGCTGCCAGACTTTCCGCTTCCCCCCAGAGAGCGCCAGTGCTAAGGCAAAGTAAAGCCAGCTTTTTTTCCTCTTTATTTAGAGAATTAAGCAGTAGTTCTATCTCTGGTGTTGTGAGATAGGTCATAGCAACATTTTTCTCGCTTAATGGTTCTAATCCTTGTAGAGGATTTGTGTCAGTAAATTCCTCAATTTTTATTAAAGTCGAGAACATACCGGATAGTCTGTACATATCTCGATTTACAGTTTTCGCGCTTATTCCATCAGCCAGCCGTTTTCCCCTATGTTCCATGATGACTCTCTTTGTGAGGTGACCTATTATGGGGTTGTTAAGCTGCCTCATTGTTTTGGTGAGATGTCGCTTCTCTATTGCTCCATTGTCTGTGTTTTGTCCGTAATATAGCCACCAAATATTGATGAAATCACTAAATTGTGTCTTATCATTCGTGGTGGATGGTTCACTATTGCTAGCCTGTGTGAGCGTGTAACGTTCAAAGGCAACTGCTTCACTTTTTCTTATTAAATTTCCTACGGAGTCTTGTTCCTGTGCTGCCGTAGGGTCTTACATCCACTTCGTAGCGTCCATCATTGAGCTTCTTAATTGCCATAAGTAAGCCCTTCGATGAAACTGACAGATTGTGACCACAACTCGTCAGCATACGCATAACAAATATCTAGCCAATTTTCTGGCTTGAGTGGAATGAGGTTTCGTTCTCTGGCCCATTGTGCGAGATAGCCGGCGAGACTTGACCAGCTTCCGGTGCTGTAGTGTCAGTCATTAGCCACAGAGTATATTTTTTGAACTTAGGGTGTTGAGTTAATTTAGAAAGTGTGTTCCAGCCGGGTTCGTTATGTCCTCCCTCTAATTTTTTTAATGTGCTAAGGGGGAGCTGCATGATTTCACAGAATTGTGATTGACTCAGGTTCTCTGCATTACGCATGGCCTTTATTTTTTCTCCTATGTTCATTGACTTAGTTCCGAGTATTGATCTAGTATTCGCTTGGTGGTGTAAAAGTCGGAACCATCAAGCACGAGCAAAACACCTTGTAAACAGTGTTAGAACGGGTTTAAAGGTGTTTGATCTAACGAGGTTAACAAATGAGTGAAGAAGCGTACAAGGTTGAATATCCAGTTGATGCAGTACCGTATCCAAAATTTGCGGCGTTGATCGGTAAAAAAGAAGCAGCTGTTCAAGAAATGGTAAAGCAGAACAAGTTGCCACTTATTGAATGGCGTGATCCGAGTAAACCAAAAGCTAGGGTAGGGGAGAAGTGGATTTATGTTCCTGAGTTTAATCGTGCTATGCGCGAGGCATTCTACAACCGGCCAAAAGAATAGTGTGATGCGTGGCTATTGTGGATTGGGCTATAAGGTGCGTGTTATGACTCAGATCCTAACACCAGAGGAATACAAAAAGGGGCGGGTAAAATTTGGAAAATTACTTATTCGGCCTTTACGCAAGAACGTCGTAGTTCACATTACCCAATATCAGGTCAGTGATGGTGAATACTCAATATGATGTGTATTTAATTCTGACGATGTAAAATATAAATCACAGATATGGCACGCATCGGTATTTTTGTTTCTAAACCGGCATTGTTTTAATGGCCTGTGCCGTTATAACTCAAGAGGTGAATTCAATGTACCTTTTGGGAACTATAAAAAAACTTACTTTCCTGCAACGAAAATATTGGAGTTTGCTAAGAAATCCAAGATTACCTCTATCCATTGTGCCGATTGGCGCGAAATACTGAAAATAGTTGATTTTGGGGATGTGGTTTATTGCGATCCTCCCTATTTCACCAAAGGCGTTAATTTCACGCAGTATTGCAAAAATGGCTTTTCTCATAATGACCATCAGGAGCTTGCTACTTCTCTGAAACAGCTCAATGAATTATTGTGTGTTCCTGTCACCGTTTCCAATTCCATTGAAGCTAAAGAACTTTATGCTGATCTGGGGTTCACTATCCATAAAATAGAAGCACCGAGCACCATTGCCGTTAATGGTGACCGTCAGCCAGCAATAGAGATTATTGCGATGTTAGAGGCGAGTGCATGAGTGAATTAATCGATTTGTTGCAGGAACACAACAGCGATTACCAGAAGTCAAAACGCCTGCAATATGAGATGTTCAAACCCGGTTTGCCCCGCGAATCAACGTTAGCTGAACAGATTATGTGGCAGGTGAATCCTGACGATCATGGCTGGCGCCATAATATTGTCGGCAATCTGCCCGATTTTTTGGCGCTCTATTTTGCTACTCGGTACAAAAAAATATTTACCCAGTCAGGGTGTAATGGTCGCCGCTGTGCTAATACGTTTTTGCGTCAGTTTGGCGAGAATGTATTACCACGGCTAAATAAAGTCACTGAACGTTATCAGTTCAAGAATCGGGTATCCGGCGTTACTCCGTTCCCCTTTATTGAGCAATTAGAGCGATTGGTTACGCTGGAGCGTAAGGATATCAGACAGCTTGCCTGGGGAATTTCCCATTTTATAGCCGAGAACTACGAAAATGCATCGGCTCAGTATGTCAATCAACAACCTGCGAGCGAACAAGATGCCAGAGAACGTTTGATCCGTATCTATAGTTATTAGCAAAACTGACTCAACAAGTCGGCACTACAGCCCCTTACTGGCAGCAGTTCACCAAAGGCAGGGAAGGCGCCACAGTCGATCAGTTGTGTGCCGGTCTCCTGCGCATGATGTCGGATAAATGGTGGTATGCCCGTTTGAAAAGAATGCGTGACATTCGCGCCGAGCATATGGCTATTGCGGTAGGTCAAGTACAGAAATCAGCCTCTCCCTATGTTTCCCGTAGTACGCTGCGTGAGTGGTTAGAACAGAAGCGCCGTAATTGGGATTTTATCAAACAGTTTGATGTTGAGAATGAACAGGGCGACAGGGTGCCGCTGGAAGATATGGTACTCGGTAGTGTGGTTAATCCCGCTGTCCGCCGTAGTGAATTGATGGTAAGAATACGCGGTTTTGAAAATCTGGCTGATGAGCTTGGTTATGTCGGTGAATTTTATACTATTACGGCTCCATCAAAATATCATGCTGTCCATAGTGTCGGTGGCTTTGTTTCAAATTGGAACGGGGCCAGTCCCCGCGATACGCAAAAATATTTGTGCAACGTCTGGGCGAAAATCAGGGCGGCTTATTCCCGTGCAGGGATCAGCGCCTTTGGTTTTCGTGTAGTTGAACCTCACCATGATGGCACGCCGCATTGGCACATGTTGCTGTTTATGCGTCCTGAACATGTCGATGAAATGCGTGACATCATATGTTATTACGCCCGGTTGGAAGATTCAGAAGAGTTACAAGGGCAAAAGGCACTTAAAGCACGATTCCATGTGAAGCCTATCGATAAGACAAAAGGCTCGGCCACGGGCTATATCGCCAAGTACATCTCTAAGAATATCGACGGTTATGCACTGGACGGTGAAAAGGATGGGGAAACAGGTCAACTTCTTAAGGATATGTCACGGTCTGTTTCTGCCTGGGCGAGTCGCTGGCGTATCCGGTAGTTTCAGCAGATCGGCGGTGCGCCGGTTTCCGTCTGGCGAGAATTGCGTCGTTTGAGTGGTGATGAGCAAATCTTGTCTGATGCAGATATGGATAATGTCCGATTTGCTGCGGATGTGGGAGATTGGTTCGCTTACACCGAATTTCAGGGTGGGCCATTGGTGGCACGGAAAGATTTAACCGTGCGGTTGTCCTATGAAATCACTGAACAGGGCAATGACTACGGTGAGGATGTACAACGTATTTCAGGTGTCTACTCACCCCGTATCGGGGAATCTTCTTCTTATCTTACTCGTGAGGTCAAATGGCAAATTGTGCCGAAAGTTAACGCTGATGTTAAAGGGAGGGGGTTGGGGGTTTCTGCCCCTTGGAGTTCTGTCAATAACTGTACGGGGAGTTACGGTACGGTCAGCGGGGGTGAGCGGTTAGTCGAAAAAATTATCGATTATGCGGATTCAATCGGGATGGATTTTTGCCGGGCTATGGCGAAATCATTAATCATTGGGGGAAAAATTAACATTGGTGAACAGTCGTTCAGGTTACGGGCGGATGGCAGCTTTATTCCGATAGAGACGGAACGGCAGAAGGAGGAACGCTGCGATGTGTTGCGGCGGCGGATTAAGAATATTGGTGAAATGAGGAAAAACCTATCGTGAATATGCGTTTCGGCTCGGTTTGTTCCGGTATTGAAGCTGTCAGTGTGGCATGGGAACCGCTGGGTATGTCTCCGGCATGGTTCAGTGAAACCGAAAAATTCCCCAGCGCGGTACTGCAATATCACTGGCCTTATGTCCGAAATCTGGGGGATATGGCAGAAATCCCCGCCATGATTACCGAAAATCTAGCCGATGCGCTGGATATTCTGGTTGGTGGTACACCCTGTCAGGCGTTTAGCATTGCAGGTTTGCGTAATGGGTTGGACGATGAACGGGGAAAACTAACATTATCATTCGTGGAGTTGGCAAATGTCATTGATTCAGTCAGAGCAGCAAACGGCGAACAGCCTTCAATTATCGTCTGGGAAAATGTCCCCGGAGTTCTATCCAGTAAAGATAATGCCTTTGGTTGTTTTCTTGCGGGACTTGCCGGAGAAGATGAACCATTGCAGCCGTCAGGGAAAAAATGGACGAACTCAGGTTATGTGTCTGGACCATAAAGAGTTGTTGCATGGCGAGTGCTGGACGCTCAATATTTTGGAGTGGCCCAACGACGTCGCCGTGTGTTTGTTGTCGCAAGTGCTAGAACAGACATCTGTCCCGCAAAAATACTTTTTGAGCCGGACAGCGTGCGCCGGCATTTTGAACCGCGCGAAACGGCGGAGAAAGCAATTACCGGAAATGCTGGAAACCGTGTTGTTATCGGCAGCCACTGGGAGTCAGGACTAAACCCGCATCCGACATTAAACCAGAGCCACGACGTTAGCGATATTGGAATGAGCAATCAGGAGCTGTTTTCTCAGCGTGGCAGTGGGCTGATATCAACATACCGTCTGCTCTCGTTTGGTGAGTACCGAACGGATGATATTTCTTCAACCCTGAGAGCTAGGGACGATAAAAGCGCCACTGACCTGATCGCAACGCGGGGTGTCGTGCGCCGTTTAACGACTATTGAGTGCGAGTGGTTGCAGGGTTTTCCCGATAATCACACCCAAATTCCGTGGAATGGCAAGGCTTCGGCTGATTGTCCTGATGGTCACCGTTACCGGGCAATCGGAAATTCAATGGCTGTGCCTGTAATAGCATGGATTGGGAAACGAATTTTAATGCAAGCGAGGAATAAATAATGATGCGCTACAACGGAGTATCACTCTAGGAAATGACGAATTATCTCGTTAAATCGAAATTGTTCACTGAAACGACCGGGGCACGATCCCTATGAGGTGGTTGAATATCTGGCGTTGCTGATCCGCATCCGGTGACGGAATGCTGCTTCTTTGGCGAGGTTAGAGATTATTAGCGCAAGGGCTAAGTTAGCCCTTGCGCTAATTTGGCTAAAAGACTATTATTTAGGCATGAATAGGGGATTGCCGAATGTTTGAAATTAAGTTTCATGATGCTTTTAAGGAAGAATTAAAATCACTGCCTGACTCGCTGGAATTGCGCATGGTCGCGTTAATTAAGCGTTTGAGGGAAAACCCAACCAGCCTGAGAGAGCCGCATTCAAAACCGATAGAGGGATATAAAGGGCTGTTTGAGCTGAGAGCAAAAGCCAAAGACGGAATAGCCAGAAGTTTTTTTTGTTATGCCACAGGGAAGAAAATCTATCTGTTACGATGCTTTGTGAAAAAAACTAATGCTACTCCCCTGAATGAACTCAGGATAGCGATTGCGCGGAAAAATGAACTGACAGAACCATCAAGAGATTAAGAGGAAATATGATGCGTGATGACTTAGACCTCTACATTGAGGAAAGAACCAAAGAAAACCCCCGATTTAAAGCCACGTTAGCGGAAGAGGAGAAAGAGCTTGAGTTAGCGATTGAGATGCAGAATATGCTGACTGAATGGCGGAAACATGCTGGGCTGACCAGCGCTCAGGTTGCTGAAAAAATGGGTATCAAACCACCGACTGTATCAAAAATAGAAAGAAATATCGTTAAGGCATCCATTGATACACTCAGTCGCTATGCGCGTGCCTGTGGTGTTAACGATATCAAAATATCCTTATCATTAACAAAGTGATCGTTTTTTATTCTTTTGTTGCGGGTGCGCAAAGGGTGCACAATCCCCCCATTCCCCGCACCAATCCGCAAGATCAAACAAGGATCTCATGCTCCGCCAAGCACCAGTACTGCTGCGCTTTTAACGATTCCTTACAGGTGCATAAAAAGCACTATATTTAGTAGGCAGGCGCGGCGGGGTCACGACTGTGCGCGGTGGCGTCTGGTAGCTGTGCTGGTCTCAAATTTCATAATGTAATAATTATTTATTGAAACTATATTTCTTCCAGACAAAAAAAGACTGCTCAGTAGGCGGCCTCACAATCAATAACGCGGGCTATTCGTCTTCATCCAGATCCAACGAATACCGTTCAAACCGGATCACGTCTTCCCCTATCCAATCATTTAATTGTTTCATCTTACTTTGCAATGGCATTAGTTCATTACGCACGAACACCTTGGCCGCCTTCTCAACATAGCCAAAGCCACCGGTATTCTGTGGAATAATCCCCATCATCTGCGGTGGTACGCGGTGCGCGGCCAGTATGTCGTCGCGGCTGGCATTCTTGATATTTAAAAATTCATCCTTAGCTGCTGCTTCAGACAGTGGAATAGTTTGGATACCGTCTTTTTTGCCACAGGGGGCATACAGAAACAGATTACGGAAATTACCTGGCCCTTTGGAATTTTTCAGCGCATCGCGGATATTGTCGATATCGGACAGGTTTTGCGACGCGTCGCTGATATACAGGATATAACCTGCATGGGAACCGTTCAGGTAATACTTGCGGCGAAAAAGCGTAGCCGATTCATTCAGTAATGCCGACGGCAGTGCGGCTAGATATTCCGGCAGGCCGTAGAGTTCCTGATTAATATCGGGTTCAATCAAATGAAAAACCTGCCCCGTTGGGAACGGGTATGGCTGGCTGTTGTAGCCATATTTCACAAACCAGTAGGTTTCCAAATCTTCACCGCGTCGGGTGAACTTGGCCGGGCAGTGATTCAGCTTTAAAGGCTGGCCGAGGCGATTCTTGCGCTGTTCAAGGTAGGCATTTCCAAACAGCATAAAGTCCAGCGCCCATGAGTCGAACGCCTGCCGACTCAGTAAGCTATGCGGGATAAACGTGCTGGTTAAAATATTGCGTTTCACATACACCGCGCTACTGTGGTGCGGTGCAGAGCGAAACAACAGCGCCAGCCCGTTAAAACTAATCGGGGGTTCATACCAACTATCGACCAGCACACATTCCAGATAATCAAACACCTCGCGCCGGTCAAGGACGGGGATCGGGTCACCAAAAGTAAATGCTAAATGCTTCAATGGATGTGGACGAACTGGCGGTGGCTGTGGTTTTCACCGCCGGATTGCGTTTTCTGGTTTTACGGCTCATCAGTAAACCTCAACAATATTTCTATGGTGGGGGGTGTCACCGGTAATCGGTTCATTAAACAGGGCGTGCATGGTGGCCCATGCCAGATCTGCGTGACTGGCTTCCTCACTGCGGCTGGCTTCATAGGTCGGGCGGTTGCCGCTGGCGGTAGTAGAGCGGCGGATAGCCATAAAACTTTGTGCAATGTCAGTCTGGCCGGCGTCAAACTCCAGCCGGCGATGGTTGATAATGTCCCATGCCTTAAGTACCAGGGCGTTTTTCACCGATGGGTTATAGACAAATTCCCGCACGGATGGGAAAAATTCTTTGACGTTTTGGTAAACTCCATGCCCGACGCCAGTCGAGTCAATGCCGATATATTCGACGTTGTACTGTTCCGTTAGTCGTTTGATTGCGTCAGACTGGGCGCGAAAGTTCATTCCACGCCACTGGTGACGTTCAAGGATGCGGAACTTGCCGCCTGGTACCAGCGGAGGCGCGACCACGACACAGCCGGCACTGTCGCCATTCTTGCCCCCTTTGGCGGGGTCATAGCCGATCCAGACGGGGTTATAACCATAGGGGCGCAGCATTAGGGGTTGCACATCGTTCCAGATTTCCCAGCTATCGACCATGCAACCCTGCATCAGTTGCAGTGAGAAAATGGATTCGATATCGTCCATAAACTCACACATCAGCAGGTTCTGGTACTCGTCCGGGCTGTATTCCAGCCGTAACTGATCAATATCAAACAGGTTACAGCCGCCCCTGACTGCATCTTCAACCGTGACAATCTGCCGCCACTGACCATCGGCACATAGTAGGCCGCTGGCTAATGCTTGATGGCTAATATCAATGTCAATACGATTGGCCTTGGCGCGGCCACGGTTAAACAGTTTGCCTGACCAGTACGGGTAAGCGCTGTGGGTTAGGCTGGACGGGGTAGAGAAATAGGTCTGGCGCCATTTTTTATGCATCGCCATACCAGACGCTACTTTGCGCAGTTCTTGAAATTTAGGTATCCAGAAATATTCATCTAGATAAAGATTACCGTGATAGCTTTGTGCTGTACGGGCATTGGTACCGAGAAAATACAGCGTGGCGCCATTGCTTAAGGTGATTGGATCGCCTTTTAGTTCGACGTTTACTTCCCGTGCCATTTCCAGAATGTACTGCTTAAAAACGTGGGCCTGAGCCTTACTGGCAGAGAGAAAAATCTGATTGCGTCCGGTAGTCAACGCATCGATCAGGGCTTCACGGGCAAAAAAGAATGTCGCGCCAATTTGACGGGATTTTAGGATATTGCGGATACGATGTGTTAATCCGGCGTGATACCAGTCATGTTGATAATCGAACAGGGTCGATCGGAAAATGTCTTCCAGCTTTTTGACTTGTTCTTCACTGAACACGTTCTTTTCTGGTGGCCAGCGCTCGCCCTTATTGCGGTTGGCAATTTTGGGGTTCAGATCGGTTTCATTGCCGCCGCTGCTGTACTTCTTGATCCGTGCCTGTCGTTCTAACTGACGGTGCAGCAGGTCAATTTCCTTAAAGTCTTTACCTTCTTTTTGTTCCTTAGCGATGAGCTGACATAACCGGGCTTCAAGGGACAACTCGACTCGTTCAAACGGGGTCACCTCATTCCATTTGTCACGGCGTTTCCAGCTATGGATAGTGGCCGCTTTTTCGTTGAGCATTTCCGCAATCCGTGCAATCCGGTACCCATTAAAATACAGGTACATTGAGTGCTTACGGGGATCAAAATCAGGTGTTGTTTTCATGCTGCCAGACTACAGACCCGCCCGTCATTTCTCTGTGTCTGCCCTATGTGCCAGACCAGACACAACCGCATTTTATTGTTTCCTCGACCTGACGATACAAACTAGTAGGTCATGACTGACCCATAGATAACCGGGGCTTACAATGCCGAAAAAATCCAAACCCTTTCGAATTTGTGTGGAAGGCGCCACCACAGACGGGCGCAAGGTCCAGCGCGAATGGCTGACGCAGATTGCCGCCAACTATGACCCGCAGACCTACGGCGCACGTATCAACATGGAACATTACAATTTTTCATGGAGTCCGCGCTTTGGTGACGTGGAATCAGTTTTTACCGAAGAAATCAAGGAAGGTGTGTTGGCGGGTAAGTTGGGGCTGTATGGGGTTCTTTCACCTACTGATGATCTGGTGGAAATGAACCGCCAGCGCCAAAAAGTTTACACTTCCGCCGAAATCAACCTGGATTTTGCTGATTTCGGCGGCGCGTATCTGGTGGGATTGGCCGTTACAGACAGTCCAGCCAGTCTTGGCACGGAAATGTTGCAGTTCAGCGCCAACGCGGCTAATAACCCATTGAACTCACGCAAGCAGCACCCAAACAATGTTTTTACCGTTGCGGAAGAAACTCAGTTCGAATTTCTTAATTCGCCAGAGGAAACCGAAAAAATATCTCTCTTTTCCCGTGTACAGACGTTCTTCCAGAAAAAGCAGCAGAACGATGATACACGTTTTACCGACATCCATCAGGCCGTTGAACTGTGCGCACAAGAGCAGCAAAACACGGCTGAACAGGTGACGAAATTGTCTCAACAGATCGGTGAAATCGCGTCATTGAAACAACAACAGGTTGCACTGGAAACCCAACTTAACAACTTGAAAATCCAGTTAAGCCAGCAAGACAGTCAGACAACACAGCGCCCAGTTTCATTGGGAACACAGACTCACGACACCGCAACCGGCGAATACCTGACTAACTGTTAACGGAGCAAAATCCGATGAAGAACGAAACCCGCCTGAAATTTAACGCCTATCTGACCCGACTAGGCGAAATTCACGGTGTAGAAGCCAGCGCCTTTAGTGGCAAAGTGCAAGTTGAACCCTCAGTAGCACAGACACTGGAAGATGAAATCCAGCAAAGTGCAGAATTCTTGCAAAAAATCAACATGGTTCCCGTTAGTGAACAGTCGGGTGAGGCGATTGGGTTGGGTGTGGGTTCGACTATTGCCGGTACCACCGACACCGATGATAAAGAGCGAGAAACTACCGATCCCAGTCGTATGACCGTTATAGAGTACAAGTGCGAACAGACGAACTTTGATACAAGCCTAACTTATAAAAAACTGGACTTGTGGGCGAAGTTCAAGAATTTCCAGCTACGTATCCGTAACGCCATTATCCGACGTCAGGCACTGGATCGAATTATGATCGGCTGGAACGGGGTGAAGCGCGCCAAGACCTCAAACAGGGTACAGTATCCGATGTTGGAAGATGTGAATATCGGCTGGTTGCAAAAAGTCCGGCAGGATGCCCCCGATCATGTGATGAGCAGTATCACCGACGATAACGGCAAAGTGATTGCCAAAATTATCCGTGTCGGCGATGGCGGCGATTTCAATAATCTTGATGCATTGGTCATGGATGCGGTCAACAATGCCATTGATCCGGAATATCAGGACGACACCGAACTGGTGGTTATCTGTGGTCGTGAATTGCTGGCTGACAAATATTTCCCGCTGGTCAATCAGGTACAGCCTAACACCGAGAGAATGGCGGCGGACGTGATTATCAGCCAGAAACGCATTGGTAACTTGCCTGCGGTGCGGGTGCCGTACTTCCCGCCTAAAGCGCTGTTTATCTCCCGACTGGATAATTTGTCCATTTACTATCAGGAAGGCACTCGCCGACGTTCGATGTTGGATAACCCCAAACGTGATCGCATCGAAAACTACGAATCGGTGAATGAAGCATATGTCGTTGAGGATTATCGCGGCGTGGCCCTGATTGAAAATATCGAAATGCTGGCGGCGAAAAGCCAGACTGGACAGCCGCAATCTATCAATATTGTGACCAAGCAAAACACAGTTTCTGATAATGAGAGCCAGAATGGCTAGCCCGTGGCAACGTCACCGGATGCACTTGCAGGCGAAAGAAGCGGCTCAACTGAATGGCCCCGGCTTGCAGAATAACGGTGGTTATAACCAGATGCTGCTGATGTTGGAGCAAGACCGCCGACAGCTTAAGCGTATTCAGTCGATGGAACGCAAGGCCGAACTGAAACGGCAGTTTCTGCCCCGTTATGCGCCGTGGGTAGCGGGCGTTTTACAGGGTGGCCGTGGTGGGCAGGATGATGTACTGATGTATATCTTGCTGTGGCGTATTGATGCCGGTGATTACGATGGGGCGCTGGACATTGCAGAGTATGCCTTGCGGTATCGGCTCTCCATGCCAGAAACGCATTCACGTACAACAGGTTGTGCTATTGCCGAGGAAATTGCCGATGCAGCCAAGCGTTGCTATACCGCCAAGTCACAGATGCCCCTTGCCACGCTGGAGCGGGCGATATACCTGACTCACGATCAGGATATGCCCGACAAGGTACTCGCCGAGTTGTACAAATGGCTCGGTTACAGTCAGCGGGATAATGACCTGCCACAACCAGCCTATTGTTCACTGAGTCGGGCCTTAGAATTGAACAATCATGTTGGTGTGAAGAAAGATTTGGAGCAACTCGCCAGAGCACTTCGCAATCAAGAGCACGCCAACAGTTAACGGGACGTGCCAACGCGCTGGGGCGGCACGGAGTGGCGATTCATTCAAAACTTCGTCCACCGCCCACCTATTCAGGGGAACTGTATGGATTTTATTTCAACCGAACCCGTAACGGATGCCGACACCACTATGGCCGGCGATGACTTTTTCCCCGCGATCAAGATCAGCCGCTACCGTGACGAGATGCGCACCGATGGCACTGTAACACTAGAGCGCTTAAAGCAGGCCATCACCAACGCTATTGTCGAGGTCAATCGCGAGCTGAATCGTTGGCGATTGCTCAATATTGCTAAGGGATACCACACATTAAACGCCATTCCCTCAGCCTGCATTAATGAAGAAAGCGAGCTGGTTTATCTGTATTACCGCGCCATCTTTAGCCTGACCAAAGTCAATTTGACTGAGCATTACCGCGATATCGACACCACCCAGACTGGCAGTAAAAAGGCTGAGGCGATGGAAACCACTATTGACGACTTGTGGCGAAATGCGCAATGGGCGATGCGCCGGATACAGGGACAGAATCATGTGATTGTGGAGTTGATCTAATGTGGGTAAGGGCACAACAGTATGACACCGTGGATTCATTATGCTGGCGCTACTATGGACGAACACAGGGAGTCACTGAACTGGTATTAGAAGCCATCCCGGTTTGGCCGATTTTGGGGCCATCCTGCCGCATGGTACCGAGGTTGAATTGCCTGAAATCACTCCTTCCCCTGTCATGCCCATCATTCAATTATGGGATTAGAAAATGGACAAACAACCGGATTTATGGGCCGATTTATTGAATGGCCTGAGAAATTTATGGCCGCAAATATCCGGCTCCTTGTTGGCTGTATTGATCTGTTATGGCCGTCTGATTTATGACGGCGTAGAGCGGAGAAAACGCTGGGTTGAACCGTTGCTATGTGGCGCGTTGTCGTGGGGTGTTTCCAGCGGGCTGGAACTGTTTGGCATTCCTAGCAGTGTTTCACCGGCTTTGGGGGGCGCCATTGGTTTTATTGGTGTTGAAAAACTACGTGAATTTGCCCTTCGTGCAATCAATAAACGTTTGGGAGACAAATCACATGACTAGAGGTGTTCGCAACCATAATCCGGGCAATATCCGCCACGGCGATAAATGGCTGGGATTGCACGACATACAAACAGACCCGTCATTTTGTCAATTTGTATCACCAGAATACGGCATACGGGCCATTATCAAGATTATCCGCAATTATGAACGAAAATACGGATTGAACAGTATCCGGCAGATAATTTCTCGTTGGGCGCCCCCGAATGAAAATGATACCGAAAGTTACATTGCATATATGAGCCGGTCGGTTGGTATTCTCTGTAACGTGGTAATTGATGTTGATAACCAGGTGATCATGACCCGATTAGTTTGCGCCATCATTCAAATAGAGAACGGACAGCAACCATATTCCGATACGATCATTAAACGGGCGTTTGAGCTGTTATGAGGTTCAATCTGCACATACTCACCTTGAGTATGCTTATGCTGGCGGCAGTGTCTGGCCTGCTCTGGTTCTATTACGGTGAGTATCAGCAGAAAAGCGATGAATATCAAAAACTGAGCCAGCGGTATGAACAACAGCAAACCATTACCGATAACGCATTCCAAACCATCAGGATAATCAATGATATCACACGGGTTAATAACGAAAATCGCAAGCGATCAGCGGTGGATTCCGCACAAATTCAGGCGGCTATCAAAACTGTTGTTGTCGGTAATGATTGCGCTAGTCGTGCTGTTCCTGATAGGGCTGTTGTCCGGTTGCAGCAGCACGCGAACCGAATACGTTCAGGTACCGTTGATGCCGATTCCGACGCATCTGCTCGCTGACTGTCTGCCCCCGGTCATATCCGACACAATGACATGGGGTGATAGTTTGTTGCTGAATGCACAGTTACTGGCGGTTATTGAACAGTGCAATCTGGATAAACAGGCCATTCGACAAATAGAACAGACTAGAGAAGTGACACATGAATAAGCCTAACGCCTTGCGAAAAGTTCTGACAGAAAAGATCTCCTACTTGCGTGACAACCCTGAATACCTGCACTTATTTGTTGAAGATGGCACCGTGCTGGCGACATTGGCACTCTCCTTGTCTTACGAATATGAATACACGCTAAACCTGATTATTGAAGCCTATCCCGATGATCAGGATGTGCTCATGGCGGTTATCGTGTACTGGATACGTGAGCACCAGCCAGATATTTTCGCTAATCCTGACAATCGCCGCAGCGGCTTTACCTTTGACGTGAATATTCTCAATGATGACACCGCTGATATCAGTATTGATCTGAAACTGACCGAGTGTGTACTGGTCACCCAGCAAGGGCAGGTCAGCACAGTGAGCGCCATTCCTGAGCCTGAAAACCCATTTGACAGGTGGTGAGATGAACAGTGACGCATTGCAGCCTTTGGATACCGCACTAACCGCCTTGTTGAATCAACTTTCTCCCATCAGTCGAAAGCAACTGGCCCGTGATATTGCGCGAGACTTGCGACAGAACCAAATGCAGCGTATCCGATCCCAGCGTAATCCTGACGGTAGCCGCTTTACCCAACGTAAGGCACAAGCCCTCACTATACAGCATGGTATGAAGTTCATCTGGCGCGGTGAACCTCGCACCCTGAAAGGTTGGCAAATCCGCAAGGGCAAGAAGGGTGAAACGATTACCGGCTATGATGCCGAGCGTAAAGGTCAGCGTACTTTTTACAAATGCGATATCCAGCGTTTCCTGGACGTCAAAACCGATCGGATCAGTACCCGGAAATCCAATAAAAAGGCCCGAATGTTTAAGAAACTGGCTACTGCGCGTTACTTACGCTTGTCTGCTAATGACCGGGAAGCCGTGATCTTTTTTGCTCCAAAGGTAGCTGCTATCGCCCGTGTGCATCAGTTTGGGTTAAAGGAACGCATGAAAGGGAAAAACATTGAAGTCAAATATCCATCGCGGCGACTTTTGGGACTGACACAGAGCGATATTCAACATATTGAAGATCAGATACTTTTTCACCTCACCCGTGGATGTGTGCTAGCTAGCACACAAACCCGATGACGTGCAGGTAGGGGTATTGGGTGACATTGTTGTCTGCATGAACACACAATTAACTGAACTGTTGCGCCGACTGCGCAACCTGATCCGAATCGGCGTCATCACCCAAGTAGATACTACACGGGGCATGTGCCGGGTTATGACCGGCAATCTTGAAACCGATTGGTTGCACTGGTTGACATCCAGAGCGGGAAACTCCCGCACATGGTGGGCGCCCAGTGTTGATGAGCAGGTTTTATTGCTATCTCTTGGTGGTGACTTGACCACAGCCTTTATACTGCCTGCGATTTTTTCTGATGAGTTTCCAGCCCCTTCGGCATCGCCGGAAGCGGTGTGTATCGCTTTTCCTGATGGTGCTGTGATGGAATATGAACCACAGACCAGCGCCTTAACTGTCACAGGCATTAAGACCGCCATGATTACCGCGTTGGCTTCCGTGCATGTTACTGCTCCAGAAATCACTTGTATGGCTGGCAATCAGATTACATTAGATACATCGACCCTCATTTGTACCAACCATCTGATTACGGGCAGTCTGGAAGTGAAAAAAGGCGGTACTATGCGCGGTAATATCACCCATATAAACGGTGAATTCAGTTCTAACGGGGTTGTGGTGGATTCGCACCGACACAATGGTGTACGCTCCGGTGACAGTACATCGGGAGTCCCCATATCATGATGTACCTTGGTATGAATCAACAAACGGGTGAGGCTATCAGCGATATCGCCCATGTTCGCCAGTCAGTCAGCGATATCTTGCTAACGCCGATGGGTAGCCGTATTACTCGCCGCCAATATGGTTCGTTGTTATCCGAACTGATTGATGCGCCCCAAAATCCTGCTTTACGTTTGCAAATTATGGCTGCGTGCTATACCGCCATCCAGCGATGGGAACCCCGCATTACCCTGACCGCTATCACTATCAATCAGGGTGAAGCCGGACACATGACTGTTGATATCAGCGGCCAATATCAGCTATCCAATGTCCCGGTTGCTTTTTCTGTGCCTTTGGGGTGACCATGCCGCCTATCGACCTTAGTCAGTTACCGCCGCCGGAGGTTGTCGAACTACTGGATTTCGAAACCCTACTGGCTGAGCGAAAAGAAAAACTGATTTCACTGTATCCGCCAGAGTATCGCGATGCTATCACCCGCACGTTGGCGCTGGAATCCGAACCTATCACCAAGCTATTGCAGGAAAACGCCTATCGGGAATTGCTCTTGCGTCAGCGCGTCAATGAGGCAGCGCGGGCGGCAATGGTGGCGTATGCCACAGGCCGCGACTTAGACCAACTGGGGATGAATAACAATGTGCGGCGTTTAGTATTGCAGCCCGCTAACAATCTCGCCATACCGCCTATCTCTGCGGTGTTGGAATCTGACGCTGATTTTCGGGTACGCATTCCGCAAGCGTTCGAGGGGTTAAGCGTCGCCGGCCCTGTGGCGTCCTATGAATACCATGCGCGCAGTGCTGACGGACGGGTTGCCGATGCGTCGGTGATAAGTCCATCGCCTGCCTGTGTTACAGTCAGTATTTTGTCACGTGAGGGGAACGGTGCGGCCAGTGATGAATTGATTGCGGTCGTGAATACTGCTCTGAATGATGAGGATGTTCGCCCCGTAGCGGATCGCCTGACCGTACAGTCTGCGGAGATTGTTGATTATCAAATTGATGCCGTGCTGTACCTGTACCCAACCCCAGAATATGAGCCGATATTGCAGGCTGTGCGTGAACGGCTGGCGCGTTACACTGCCGAGCAACACCGGATTGGCCGCGATATCGTGCGCAGTGCCATTTTTGCTGTTTTACATATGCCTGGTGTTCAGCGTGTTCACCTGAAAGCTCCGGCGCGGGATGTGATTCTGGGTAAAACTCAGGCGAGTTTTTGCTCGCATGCGCAGGTAGTGGTTGGGGGATCAGATGAATAACAGCTTGTTGCCTGTCGGATCATCACTGTTGGAAGTGGCCGCCGCTGAAGCCCTCGCCAGTCTGTCAGATGTGCCGGTTCCCCTTCGTGAACTGTGGAGTCCTGAGCGGTGTCCAGTGAAATTGCTCCCCTATCTGGCGTGGGCGTGGTCAGTTGATCGCTGGGATATGGACTGGCCGGAGAGTACTAAACGCGTGTCAATTAAGATGTCGATGTTTGTTCATAAGCACAAGGGAACAATAGGCGCTATCCGCCGTGTGGTGGAGCCATTCGGTTATCTCATCCGTGTTATCAATGGTGGCAAACCAATGATGTCCCCGGCACTTTCCGGTTGGATATTGGCGTCATGGAAACGGGTATCACCGAGACCACCTATCAAGAACTAGAGCGATTGATTTTTGATGCCAAACCCGCTTCACGGCATTTGGTCGGAATATCTATTCAGTTGAAGACCGGCGGCGAAAATTATTGCGCGGTCGCCAGTTACAGCGGTGATGTATTAACCGTTTACCCCTATATCCCGGAATCAATCACCGTCACCGTCACTGGCTCTGGTGTAGTAGGGGCTGGAGTGCATATTATTGATGATGTGAGGATTGAGTCATGAGGACCAAATATTTTGCCCTGTTAACCCGATTGGGCGCGGATAAGCTGGCAAATGCTGCCGCGTTGGGTACCAAGATTGAAATCACCCATATGGCTGTTGGTGATGGTGGCGGAAACTTGCCGACACCCGATACTACACAGACTAAACTGGTTAACGAACGCCGCTGTGCGGCGATGAATGAACTAAATGTTGATCCCAAGAACACTAACCAAATTATTGTTGAGCAAGTAATCCCCCGAAAATGAGGGCGGTTGGTGGATTCGGGAAATTGGTTTGTTTGATAAAGACGGCGTACTGATTGCAGTCGGGAATTGCGCGGAGACTTACAAACCGCAGTTACAGGAAGGTTCTGGGCGTACACAGACTATTCGCATGGTATTGATTGTCAGCAGCACCGACATAGTAACATTGAAAGTTGATCCCTCGGTGGTGTTGGCAATACGGGAATATGTGGACGAGTTGATTCAAACTCATGTGAATAACCGTAACCATCCTGACGCTACGCTAAAAGATAAGGGTTTCGTTATCTTGAGCAGTGCGGTAGACAGCAGCAGTGAAACCTACGCGGCAACCTCGAAGGCGGTTAAGGCGGCATATGACTTGGCAAATGTCGCGGATAATAACGCTAATAGCCGTGTGCCTGCTAATCGTAAGGTGAACGGGAAGGCGCTTTCCTCTGATATTTCACTGAATGCGGGGGATATTGGAGCGTATACCAAAGGGGAAATCGATTCTCGTGTGAATGAAGTTAAAATATTGGCAAGCACGGCAAACCAGAATGCGACTGATGATAATGACAATGCTAATAGTCGATTGTCCAGGAAGGAGAACGGCGCTGACATTTCTGACAAAAATGCTTTTGTGAAAAACCTCAATTTGTTGGAGACGGTGGTGTTGGCTAAAGGGGCAGTACCGAGCAACCGGAAAATCAACGGTAAGGCGTTGACTGGGGATCTTAGTTTGGGTGCTGGAGATGTAGGGGCGTATATGCGAGCAGAGAGTGATAATACTTTCTTGCGTATTTTTAGCGATAAAAGCGCCACTGTTGGTAGTTTACTGATTGATAGCAAAACGCCCTTTCCTGAATTGCGTTTCAAATCGAAAGATGGGTATGTGATAGGAATTAACGGCTCAGAAGGAAAATTGTTGCATATTTATTCTAACGATCAGAGCAATCGGCGGCGTTACAATATATTAATGCCTGAGCGAAGCGGTATCCTTGCGCTACAAAATGCAGCGATAAAATCTGAAAATGGTTGGTGGCAATGCGGGGATACGGGAATAATGATTCAATGGGTTAAAGTTGCATCCAGTCAACAATCATGGGTAAAAGTCAATTATCCAATTTCTTTTAAAAATAAGTTCTTTGGCTATATCGCAAGTATGTCGAGTGTCAATACATCAACAGGTCACACATTAGTACGTAATGCAACACTATCGACATTTGAATATCAAGCTGGCACTCCTAACAGTAATGAGAATCCAGACAGAGTTGTATATATATTATTTTGGGGGGTATAAATGGTTTATTTCTCCAGAAAAGAATGCGCTTTTTATAATGAAGCTTATAAAGAATGCGTTGAAATAACAGCAGAAAAACACAATGAATTACTCGCCGGGCAATCGCGCGGTTTATCAATTGTCAGTAATAAAGAAGGTTATCCAGTACTCATTGAACGTGCTCCGTCCGTTTATCATAAATATGATGGTGAAAAGTGGATAATATCAGAAAGTGATAAAATAAAGCTTAGACGGGAACAGCAACAACAAGCAGAACATAAGAAACAGCAACTTATGCTCACTGTAAGTAAACAGATTGCTCCGTTACAAGATGCGGTAGATTTGGAGATGGCGAGTGATGAGGAAAAATCGCTGTTAGCCGCTTTGAAAAAATATCGGGTATTACTGAACCGCGTTGATGTTAATTTAGTGCCAGATATTCATTGGCCCGAAAAACCCAGAGTAATAGAATAAGGGTTGCAATAAACTGGCTCCAATAGTTAGACAGTCTAGGCAGCTAACATGGCCTAGGTTCGATATTATACCGAACTTAGACCATTTAGTTGAGAATTAGTCACTTTGAGGAATTATTTCGGATAACTCGTTCAATAGGTTGTCCATTCTCATCAAAATATCGGCTTGGCCAAATTTCTGAGGGGTGTACTCCGAGATTGTTAGCAATAATCCATTCTCCTTTAGGCCAAGGTCGTGATAGAGCATTAGCTAATGTAGATGAACTAAGTCCCTCCTTACGTGATACCGCTGCTAAGGTAGTGCCGAGCTTACGTAAGGCAGCGATAATGTCGGCGGTATGCCAATCTTTTTTATTCATTTTCTTTATATCTCCATATAACAAACGCAATGAATTATCCTGTTTTGGGATATTAATCAAGGTTAAAGAAATGGCATCGATTTATTCATATGAATATCAACTGGTTATAAAAGCTCTTCGTAAAGCTAGGATAGAAAAAGGTATTACTCAAAAGAGCTTGGCTCAAGCCTTAGATCGACCTCAATCATTTATTGCTAAAATTGAAAATGGTGAAAGAAGGTTGGATGTGGTTGAATTTGTGCATATAGCACATTTGCTATCTGTCGATCATGGACTAATTTTAGGAAAAATACTGTTCAAAAAACTACCTAACAAGCTAATACGATCAGAGCTTATAAAATAAAAAATCCCATTTTGGTATAAATCAACAATCGGTTGATATTTAATCCTAAATGTTTAGTAGGATTGAATATATGGTTTCAATTTACTCTGATGAATATCAAGTAGTTATCAAAGCACTCCGTGAGGCTCGTATAGCAAAGGGAGTCACACAAGAGAATTTAGCTCAAGCGCTAGATCGCCCTCAATCGTTTATTGCGAAGGTTGAGAATGGTGAAAGAAGATTGGATATTGTGGAATTTGTTCATATAGCACATTTGTTATCATTAGAGCCAAGTGTTCTCATAAAAAGAATCCCAAGAAGATATTCCTCAATATGCTGATACCTTTCTATCTATACCAGTTTCATCAGATAGCATAGCTAAAGAGGGATTCACACAGTTAACCATGTGGTAGAACAATTAGGGTTTTAATATCCCTGAAATTGTTTTTTTATACCCCGCGTTGTGCAGTGTCTATACACGTTTTACTTGGCTAACACTACAATTGGGACTATCTGTGCTCCTTTTGCGCAGATAAACGTTCCGATCTAGGTTGGAGCGGGTGCTGGTTTATGAGGTCGGCCTTTTCAGCTATATGGATCAAGCGGATTTTGCGTAAGGAACTACGGGAACGAGGTATTGAACCGAAAGGTTGAATCTTGTGAAATGCCAAGAAGCACCCATTCTAGGTGCCTCTTGTTTTGAATTGCTCTAACACCTTTATATGTGGGTCTTAGCCTACCGTAACTTGAACAGGTTTTCCTATACGAGTTAACATATTAACTAATGCGTCAATGGTGAATTTATTTACTTTTTTATTCACAACGTCAGATACTCTTGGACGAGAAATGTGCAATACCGTTGCTACTTCAGTTTGTTTCATTTTTTTATCTGCAATCCATAAAGTAATTTCTTCCATTAACTGCTCTTTGATTTGCAATGTGTTTTCTATTTCTCGTAAAGAGGTTGCATGAAGTTGCTGAGCCTCTTGCTCAGTAAAACCTAACTCAGAAAATATATTATGTCCGGCTGGAGTTACCCTACGAATTTCAGTGTCAATTTTAGTGGTCATTTGATATTTCTCCGCTGCTGGATAACTGCGTTATATCGTACTTTAGCGATATCCTTATCATGTTTATTCGTTTGTTGAGTTTTTTTCTGAAAACTATGCAATACATAAATAGCTTCATCGAATTTAGCAACATACATAATACGATAAATACCTGTACAGTCTCTTAGTCGTATTTCTTTTACGCCAGAACCGATGTCAGAAAAGGGTTTCCAATCTTCAGGATCTATTCCATGCTGTATTCTATGAAGCTGATAGCCTGCGTCTTTACGTGCATCTGTAGGAAAGGCTAACAAATCTTCATAAGAAGAGCCAATCCAGGCAATTTCTTTCTCTGTACCGCTCCTGATTTTCGTCATAGTTTCCCTTCCTTACCTGATTGTATAAAATTTTATACAATTCTGAGTAAAGTTACAAGAATTGTCGCTTCATTTATCGTGCTCGGCATGAGTCTTTTGATTACCTAAGGATGGACATCTCTAATACTCCTTTTATATCCTCCACTTTGTGCCATTCCTGATACTTACCCAATCAACTGAATTTTATTGTCACAGCGCTCACCATAGCGAAATCACCATCACTGGAGTCTTTCGCTATGGCACAAGATTATCATCATGGCGTCCGCGTGCAGGAAATCAACGAGGGCACGCGCACTATTACCACTGTCAGCACCGCTATTGTCGGGCTAGTCTGCACAGCGGATGATGTTGACACCAAAGCTTTTCCCTTAAACACACCAGTCTTGTTAACCGACGTTCTGACTGCCAGTAGTAAGGCAGGCAAAACGGGCACATTGTTTCATGCTCTGCGAGCGATTGCTGACCAGTCCAAACCCGTGACTGTTGTTGTGCGTGTGGCTCGGGGGGAAACTGAAGTAGAAACCATGTCGAATATCATTGGTGGCGTTACCGACGAGGGCAAAAAAACGGGAATGCAGGCGCTACTTGCGGCACAAGGGCAGCTCGGTGTTAAACCACGCATTCTAGGTATACCCGGTCACGATACCCAACCCGTCGCAACAGCCCTTGCCGACATTGCTCAAAAGCTGCGGACAATGGCTTATGTTAATGCCTATGGCTGCAAGACCATTGCCGATGCTATCAAATATCGCAACAACTTTAGCCAGCGTGAACTGATGTTGATTTGGCCGGACTTCCTCAGTTGGGATACGGTCAAAAATAGCGAGTCTATCGCATACGCAACTGCACGTGCGCTGGGCCTGCGTGCCAAAATCGACGAAGAAACCGGCTGGCACAAAACCCTGTCCAACGTTGGTGTCAATGGTGTGACAGGGATTTCTGCCGATGTCTTTTGGGATTTGCAGGATGTTGTCACTGATGCCAACCTGCTTAACCAGAACGCCGTTACAACCTTGATCCGCAAGAATGGTTTTCGTTTTTGGGGTTCTCGCACCTGTTCGGATGATCCGTTGTTTCAGTTCGAGAGTTACACACGCACGGCGCAGGTACTGGCTGACACGATGGCTGATGCGCATATGTGGGCAATTGACAAGCCGCTGACGCCTTCATTGGTACGCGACATTATCGAGGGCATCAATGCCAGGCTGCGCGAACTAAAAGCCAATGGTTACCTGATAGACGGCCAGTGTTGGTATGACGAAAGCGCTAACACCAAGGACACCCTGAAAGCAGGCAAGCTGTTCATCGATTATAACTACACGCCGATCCCGCCATTGGAAAACCTGCTGTTGCGCCAGCGCATCACTGACCAGTACCTGATGAATTTCGTCAACAGCATTAACAGCTAAGGGGCTACTCATGGCATTACCTCGTCAACTCAAATACCTGAATTTATTTAATGATGGCAATAATTACATCGGCGTTGTGGAAGAAATGACGCTTCCTAAACTGAGCCGTAAGCTTGAAGCTTATCGAGGCGGTGGCATGAATGGCACTGCTTCGGTGGACTTGGGGCTGGATGATGGCGCTCTAGATACCGAATTTTCTCTCGGTGGTGTCGAGTCCCAACTTTACCGCCAGTGGGGCATTGAGAAGGTGGACGGCGTTTCTCTGCGCTTTAATGGCTCCTTTCAGCGTGATGATACCGGGGAAGTGATTGAGGTCGAAGTCGTAATGCGTGGCCGCTTTTCGGAATTTGACCACGGCAGCTATAAACAGGGCGACAACAGCCAGACCAAAGTCAGCGCCAAAAACACTTACTTCAAATTGACGTGGGACGGAGAAGTCCTGGTCGAAATCGACACCGTTAATATGGTGGAAATTGTTGGTGGTGTTGACCGTCTGGAAGCCCACCGACGCGCCATCGGTTTGTAACAATTGAACGCTTATCATCTTCACTATAGGAACATTCACCATGACTGAACAAACCCCCATCGTCCAGCCGGAACACGCTACAGTGACACTTCAAACTATATTCAATTTTCGGGAGCGTGCTTGTAATTCACTAAAATCTGATGGATAG